CCCAATAACGTTAAACGTTATATGTCCGCTGATAAAGAAGCTTACTCTCTTTATAAATCTGACCAATGGGAAGATTTTAAGAGATTAGCTGAATTGACAAATCAAATGCATTTAACTTCTCTAATAGAAAATATTGTCCGTGAACTTGAATTATCATTAGTTCCTAAGGAACTTGATAAAATTTTACGTGATACTTATCTCTTTAAAATCAAGGCTGTGCCTGATTCTGGAAATAAGTCCCGTACCATAGCAATAGCAAATTTCTGGATACAGAAACTGTTAGAACCTATGGTAAAGAATATACGTGATGTAACTAATCAGTTACATCCCGATACATGTTCTGTAATGGACCAACGTAAAGGTTTCCTTCATTTGAAAGAACACCTTAACGATGGTATCAAGTGCTACGATGCCACTGCATGGACGGATACGTTTCATGCTGATTGGCAAAAGGCAGTATTAGATCCTATTTTAGGTGACGAAATAAGTGCTTTATGGTTTAAGCTAGTTTGTAGATGTGAATTTTCAATTTCAAGGAAAAAGAAAATAACATATGCAACAGGGCAAGGCATGGGGATCAATGGATCCTTTGACATTGCTACACTAGCAACACAGGAGCTGATTACTTACTTTTACTCGATTAAATACCCTTCTTTATTGAAAGAACTCCAAGAAGCAAATATGCTTCAGAGTTTATTCTCAGAGGTGGGAGATGATCTATGGGTCTATGACCCAGACGATCACTTCTTGAGCTTTTACCGTGACTCGATAGGTATTCCTATCAATCTTGGTAAATCAAAAATAGCTTCCGTTTCTAATCGGCGAGCTGAATTTGTATCAAGAAATATTAATTTTGGAAAAGAAGTAAGTCGTTTCTCGTTCAAACTGTGTCTGGAGGCTGAAAAGAATTATTTTCATATTCCGACACTTTACGATCACGTAATTGAACGTTGTGATTACATCGATAAAGACCTCTTTATTAAGAGGATTGTCGAAAGCAGAGTAGGTAAAATCAAATTACTTCGTAAGATGATTATGGCCGGAATGCTTGAATCCATTATTTTTGAACAACCAACAGCTATTGCCGAGGTATGTTTAATGATGAAATCTGTAATCGACTCCAAGAAGCAATTGACTCAATACAATGCATCATCTTTGATTTTGCAAAAGTTTATGAGTCAAATTTATTTTGAAGAGCAGAATTATACTCCTCAAATATCTTATCTTATTTCTTTATTAAAGAAAGTTAGAAACGCAATCTCTGAACTTGACCATGATAATGAACTTAGCAAATGCGAAGTTAACATTGATGGTCTTATCCTCAGGGATCCTAATTTACTAAGCATGAGTCTTGCTTTTAACAAATGTCTCAGAGCTAAGCTCCAAAACAGTTTGGAAAAAGTCGTTGAATTAGACGTTGCTGGATTCTTGGAATCAGCAGCTTTTGGAGAAGATGTCGATATTGTTGCTATGATAGCAAAGATGGACGATCTCTTTAACTCACTTACTCATTTTAATAAAAATGAGAGGAAGGAAGACCCAAAACGTCTTGTATTCAAACTACACAAACTAAATGGTTTAATCAACACATTTAGTATTGTGGAAGACACTCCTGTGGTCAAAATCAAAACCAAAGATTGGGATGAGGCTCTCTATGAGTTCAGTTCCGTTCTAGGGAGATGATTTTTATTCCAAGAGGAATAACAGTTTAGTCGAATAAGGTAATATCATTAGTTACATCCTTAAAGGATGGCTTGATGACCTAACATTTTGAAGTGGATAATTGATATCTTTGAAAAATATTAATATCTTCATTTGGGCAGGGCCCTGTCACAGGGGTTTTATGTCCTAT